CAGGCAATCGAACCACCAGCTGGATGGGCAACCCCACTGAGGCCAGACTCATGATTCGCCATAAACGCAATATCGGCGAAGGCGATGCACGTTTCCGTCATATTGACAAACTGTTTATTGAAACAACCGAGGGCGAACGCTACATGTTGCAATTCAACAGCTTGACTGGCGGCAGAGCCATGCTGGAACATGTGCGGCAAGGTGGCCGACCATATGACATTCGAGGCAATCACATAACCAACATGGTGGTCGAACTGGCAGTGTTGAGCCGTTTCAAACGAGCCAACCACGGTCAAATTTTTGAAGGCGACACTGCACAGTTGGTCGAACAGGCTCAGCAATATCAGACTGCACTGCAACGCAATCTCAAAAATCTAAGCGGATCGTCTGGATATGCACGATATTTTGAATCGTGGGACCCAGCTGAAATTACTGAAGAAGAAGTGGTAATCGAAGGTTTAAAAAATCTTTTTGTCAAGCAAACACTTGATACTAGAATTGAGTCAGCATTACCGCTATTGGCTCGAATACAACAAGGAACAGCAATGAAAGAAGCTAACATATTTGAAAACTGGGCCAATGGTCTAATGGAAGGCACATGGCAACTGCCCGATACTCCAAAAAAACAAAACGACCTAATTGCGTTGATGCAACAAGAATTGTCAGTGGGCGCCGATGCTACCAATGCAATTGAATTGCTGTACGACCTTGTGGGCGACGACGAATTGTTTGATCAATTACACGCATTGGCTGATCTTGATGCCAATGCTGATGCACGACAGACAATCATTGACCGTTTGCAAGAACTCAGCAGTTGGCCCGAAGTACGTCAAGTACTGGATCAGATTCAAATTGATCCCGAAGCCGAAATGAATCCACCCGAGTCGACTCCGGCAGATTTGGACAGTGCTGATTCAGAAGATCCAGATCATGTGCCCAGTGCGCCAGGCACAACCGAGCGACTGGCTGAACAACCCAATGATCCACACGAGCCAGCATATCCAGAATATGATGACTCTTTAAGTCAGATTCTTAAAATTGCCGGAGTGCCTGCTGCAGAGCGTCCGGCACCAAATTATGAAACTGGTGTAGACGAAAGCGACAATGATAGTAGCACCGGTATTCTTCCATTAGCGGCTGCTGGTGGATTAGGATACGCCGCAGGTTCAGGCGCATTAGACGGAATTGGTAGTGCATTAACTGGTTTATTTGCTGAAGAAGAGACTGACGAAGGCGTTCGCGGTGCGTTAGTTGGTGGTGCATTGGGTGGAGCCGCTACTCGTTCTGTTAAAGGTGCTATGGCCGGAGCCAAATTGGGCAGTGCAATACAAGATCGTTTTGCTAAAAAACCCACTGATGAAACCATTGACCCTACTAATCCTAGGGATTACGAAATTCCAGCCGTTCAACGCAAGCAAGCAGGACAAGCACCGCTGACTGCCAAAGATGTTGAACAAAAAGATCGCAAGGCTCAATTTGATTTCTATCAACGTGCTCACGGTCGACCACATCCAGATTCTGTAGCTGATGAAAGTCGTTCACCCCTAGCCGGTCAATACGGACATTCAGGAAAAATGAAAGCGGTAGACAAAGACACCAGCTTTCTGGATCGACTCAAAGAACTTTCTGGAATGAAGAAGTAATTTCGCAATTAGAACAACTGCGTCATAAATACTCTTGACGCTACCGAACAAAGCGTATATACTACATCAGTGCATACGCTTTTTTCTTTAGTATCACAGGCAACTAGATCTAAATTTTAGATAGGCAACAACCATAAAACTCGAAAGGCAACTATTATGGCATCTTTAGCAGAAATTCGCGCACGATTGACCGCTAGCGAATCAAAACAAGGCGGTAACAGCACAGGCGGTGATTCCGCAATTTACCCACACTGGAACATGGAAGAAGGAGCAAGTGCTACCTTGCGTTTCCTGCCAGACGGCAATACCAAAAACACATTCTTCTGGCAAGAACGAGCAATGATTCGTTTGCCATTTGCCGGCGTCAAAGGCGAAATGGATAGTAAACAAGTATACGTACAAGTACCTTGTGTAGAAATGTGGGGCGAAACTTGCCCGGTACTGACCGAAGTGCGCACCTGGTTCAAGGACAAGAGCCTTGAAGAAATGGGTCGCAAATACTGGAAAAAACGCAGCTATATCTTCCAAGGCTTTGTACGTGAAAACCCCTTGGGCGATGACAAAACTCCGGAAAATCCCATCCGTAGATTCATCATTGGTCCTCAGATCTTTACCACCATCAAGGGTGCGTTGATGGATCCTGAACTGGAAGAATTGCCAACCGACTACCTGCGTGGTCTGGACTTCCGTATCAGCAAGGGCTCCAAAGGCGGTTTTGCTGACTACAACAGTTCAAAATGGGCTCGTAAAGAATCGGCTCTGACCGAAGCTGAGCAGGCCGCAATTGAACAGTACGGCCTGTTTGACTTGAGCACATACATGCCCAAACGACCCGGCGAAGTTGAGTTAAAGGTCATCAAAGAAATGTTCGAAGCTTCGGTAGATGGACAACCTTACGACACCGAACGTTGGGGTCAGTACTTCCGTCCTGCTGGCGTACAGGCACCTGCTGGCGCTGCTCACAGTGATGAAGATACTCCGGCACCGGCGGCCCGTACTGCTGAAAAAGCCGCACCTGCACCTGCTGGTGGCTTTGATGACGATGATGATGTTCCATCAGCACCAGTGGCCAAACCCGCTGGCGGCGGTGACAAGGCTCAAGACATTTTGGCAATGATTCGGGCACGTCAAAAGCAGTAAACATCAATGTTGTCGCATTTAGACCGCATTGTATTTTCAGACCGCTGTGAGGTAATAGAAGTTGTACCCTCACAGCGGTATGTGTATGCTATTTTCAAAAACGGTCGATCGAGTCTATACGAAGCGGCCAAACAAAACGGTTGGCGCATTCGATTCAATGAACAGATTCAACGCATCAACAGCATCGATGTGATAATTAGAGAACCCAGAGAACGATTGATATCTGGCATTAATTCGTTTATAAAATCCACGGTACGTGACAATGTGGGCCTTGATGCGCACACTGTAAAATGGTTCGCACTGAACTATCTGTACTTGGACAATCATTACGGACCACAATTTTTATGGTTGATAAATCTATCAAGATTTTGCAATCCAGACACCAAATTAAATTTTTTACCCATGCGCAGTATCAAACTAATCACAGATATCAACAAAGATCCCGGCTTTGGGTCAGCTTCGCCTGAGTTGGCGGCCGAAATTGATCTGATCAAACACAGTGAGATGTACCAGCGCATTGATCAAGTCATATACGACACCATTGGTCAATCCATGACCTTTAGCCAACTGTGGCAACATCTTAGACACACCGATCCTGCGGCCTACGAATACGTGATTGGGCATGCCCAACAACTTTTGAACACCACCTATGCAGTGTCCTAGACTAGATCACTTTGTACGATTCAACCCCAATGGGCGTGTTGGTCGTTGCGGACACATGACACAGGCCCCAGATTTTGCTTCGTTGGAAGAAATGGACTCCAGTGCGTGGTTAAAAAATATCAAATCACAGTTTGCACAACACACCTGGCCTACAGAATGTGTACGTTGCCAACAAGTAGAACAGCAAAACGTTGACAGCATAAGAACACATGCCATACGGTTGGACAAATCAGAAACTCGAGCAGACTATCTACAGGTCAGTGGAGTGTTGGACAATGTGTGCAATGCTGCCTGCATGACCTGCGGACCAAATCACAGCACACGCATTGGCGCTCTTTCAGGCCCGGTATTTCCCATAGTGAACAACAGTGCAAGTTATTGGAAACTGCCGCAGGACCGTATACGGCATCTGGACATCAACGGTGGCGAGCCCAGCTACAGCAAAAACTATCGCCAACTGCTGAACAATTTACCGCCCAATCTACGCACACTGAGACTCAATACCAATGCCAATGTGGTACTGGAAGAACTGACCGAAATTGCAGATCGTGGTATTGCAGTCACAGTCACAGTCAGTTGCGACGGCATTGGACCAATGCACGAGTTCATGCGCTGGCCCATCCAATGGGAAACTTTTTACCGCAACCTAATGACCTACAAAAGCATGCCGGTACAACTAAATCTCTGGACCACAGTTAGTCGATTGAATTTGCATGATCTGGCCAACATACAGGCATTTGCGCAGGAGCACGGAATTGACCACAGCTATGCGTATCTCAAGGAGCCGGCAATTTTGGATGTTGCCAACACAGACCAAGAGTCCTTTGATGCATACATACAACAACAAAAACAATTGAGAGGCCTGTTATGAAAATTGCAATAACCGGACACACTGCAGGGATTGGTCAGGCCTTGGCTGCTGAATATGAACGGGCCGGGCATGAAGTTGTGGGCTTGAGCCGCAGACACGGTCACAACATACGCAACGTGTCCAAAATTTGTGACCTAGTGGAGCCCTGTGATGTGTTTGTCAACAATGCGCAGGCCGGATATGCACAGACTGAACTGCTGTTTGAAATGGCCCAACGCTGGCAGGGTACCAAAAAACAAATTGTGGTGATCAGTACCATGATGACACAGCAACCGGTGTCCAGTATTGCGGGCCTAGACATGGATCACTATCGTTTGCAAAAGGTCACACTGGAACAGGCAGTACACCAACTACAGCATCGTCGATTGGGCATACGCATGACCATAGTCAGACCCGGATACATTGCCACACAGTCAGGCCAAACTGTGCCACCTGCGGCCTCAGTGGACAACTGGGCTCAAACACTGTTGTCTGTGTTGACCTTGGCCGAACAAAACAATCTCAAAATTCCCGAGATCAGTCTGGGCCCGCAATGACACCCAAAGATGCATTGACCAATCCGTACTTTTGTCCCATGCCCTGGACTGGACTCATGTACAACTTTGATGGTCGTGTTAAAAATTGCATACGCAGTGATCCGGCCACCGGCACACTGGGCAACATCTGCAACGAGCCAATCGAATCAATTGTGTTGGGCAATGCCAATGTGACCAAACAAAAAAATATATTAGAGCGCAAGCCGGCCGCTGGTTGCCATACCTGTTATGATCTCGAGCACGGCAAAACCGGCTTTGACATCATCAGCGATAGAATTTTTTATATCAGAGAGTTCAAAAAAACTCCGTTGGACACATACCAAACAGGTCAGCACAGTTTACAGGCCATTGATGTGCGCTGGACCAATCTTTGCAATTTTGCCTGTGTGTATTGTGGTCCAGAATTCAGCAGTCGCTGGGCCAGCGAGTTGGCCATCAACCCAGTGACACCTTCGCCCGCACAGTTGGATCAGTTTCGAGACTACATATATCAACATGCACCTACACTGAAACATGTGTACCTGGCCGGTGGTGAACCCTTGTTGATGAAGGAAAATCTTGAACTGTTGAAACAGTTGAACCCCGATGTCAATTTGAGAATAAACACCAACCTCAGCAAAGTTGATACCGGAGTATTTGATGCTGTTTGCCAATTTCGCAATGTGCATTGGACTGTGAGTGTGGAGTCACAAGATGCGGAATTTGAATACATAAGGCACGGCGGCCGTTGGTCGGACTTTGTGGAAAATTTGGATCGCATACGCCGTTTGGATCACAAAATAAGTTTCAACATGTTGTGGTTCTTGCTAAATTACAACACAGTGTTTGACTGTGTTGACTATCTAACAAATCAGGGTTTTCACAACAACAGCTTTATCATTGGAGCCTTGTTGAGTCCAGATTACCTAAACATTAGACATCTGCCAGATCATGTGTTAAACTTGTTGAAGTCCAAACTGGAAGCAAAAATTGCTCAGCGACCCGGTTACCTATTGGAAGACAGCTATCGAAACATGTTGCACTATATACAGACACCGATTGAAAAAAAATTGTCAAACTCGTTTGACCGATTGGCCATGATGGATCAACGTCGCGGATTAGACAGCAGTAAAATTTTTACAGAACTATACAATTTTATCAAGGAAGAAAATCATGGGAAAACCATTTGACGTAAGCAAGTTCCGCAAGGAAATCACAAAAAGCATTGACGGATTGAGTATTGGATTTAACGATCCCACAGACTGGATCTCAACAGGCAACTATGCACTAAACTATCTGATCTCGGGCGACTTCAATCGTGGCATTCCCCTGGGCAAGGTTACTGTGTTTGCTGGCGATTCGGGCGCAGGCAAAAGTTACATCTGCTCAGGCAACATTATCAAGAACGCACAACAACAAGGCATCTTTGTGGTGCTGATTGACAGTGAAAATGCACTGGACGAAAACTGGCTCAAGGCCTTGGATGTGGACACGTCAGAATCAAAACTGTTGAAGTTGAGCATGGCCATGATTGACGATGTGGCCAAGACTATCAGTACATTCATGAGCGACTACAAGGCCTTGCCCGACGGCGAACGTCCTAAGGTCATGTTTGTGATCGACAGTCTTGGCATGTTGTTGACTCCCACAGACGTTAACCAGTTTGATGCTGGTGAAATGAAGGGCGATCTTGGTCGTAAACCCAAAGCACTCACAGCATTGGTGCGTAACTGTGTCAACATGTTTGGCAGTTACAACGTGGGCTTGGTGTGTACCAACCACACTTATGCAAGCCAGGATATGTTTGATCCAGATGACAAAATCTCCGGCGGTCAAGGTTTCATTTACGCCAGTTCAATTGTGGTGGCAATGAAGAAGATGAAGCTAAAAGAGGACGAAGACGGCAACAAAGTCAGTGACGTCAATGGTATTCGTGCAGGCTGTAAAGTAATGAAAACACGCTATGCTAAACCTTTTGAAGGTGTGCAAGTTAAAATTCCTTACACAACAGGTATGAGTCCGTATTCAGGTTTGGTCGACTTGATTGAGAAAAAAGAAATGCTCAAGCGTGAAGGCAACAGCCTGGTGTTCACCACCAGTGATGGTGAAATCATCAAGAAGTTCCGCAAGGCCTGGGAAAAGAACGATGATGGTTGTTTGGACAAGGTCATGGCAGATTTTGTCAACTACAAAGAAACTGTGGCCACGGAAGAAACTGTCACCGAGGAATAACAAGTTGTCGGAGATGAGAAAAAATTTCCAGTTCATGGATTATACCAAATACAATGACAAAATTGCGGCAGACATTACAGATTTGCATATCAATGATCATGCCACAGGATTTTTAGACAATGGTTCTAACAAAATACTGGATCGGCTGGATGACCGGCAACTGACTGTGTGGACACAGTACATTGTCAATGATCAAATCAAAACAAGATACCCAAATTTAACGTTCAATTTGGATATTGATTTGCCAAAAAGCACACTCATGTTGCCGACTGAGTTGGAACCAGTTGGTCAACAAAGGTTTGCTCCTAAAAAAGATTTTAAAAATTTTGTATTTTCTCTCAACGGAAACAACAACATAACTCGTCAGTTACTGATATCGGCACTATACAAATTTGGATGGTTTGACCCTGACTATGGCAGTAAACATTTTATTTTTACTCGAGCAGACGTGGATGGTAAAATAAATCATTATTGCGGCAGTGCCGAAAGATTTTATCGTAAATTTTTCCTGTCAGACGAGCCCGAATTTGACCAATTCCTCAGCACAAGATTTGGGATACAGTATCGGTCCCATGAACATGCACACAATATGCAAGTGCTGGCCCACAGCATAGCACAGTCATTTGTGCAAATAGTGTCAGAGACCAGCGGCAGTTGTGGATATCCGTTTGTGACTGAAAAATTTGTCTATCCAATCTTGGCAAGAACTCTTTGGGTGTCCTATGCACAACCAGGCTGGCACAATTATGTGGAAACCTACTATGGATTTAGAAAACACCAGATATTTGATTACTCATTCGATCTGATAACTAATCCAGTAGAACGAGTGATTGCTCTGTTGTCTATGCTGTCTAAATTTAAATATCTATCTCAGTTTGACTGGCACGATCTTTATCTACTGGAGCAAGACACCATTGAATACAACTATGATTGGTACTTTAGCAGAGGCTATTTGAAAAATTTAAAAACTATATCTGAGGAGATGAATGTATGTCAGTAGAACTAGCAAGTGAAATTTGGTCAGAGCTCAAACGTTACGTGAACACTGTGGACCGTGACGAGGCTGCAGAAATTTTGGTATCGGTGTTGATTGATAACGATTTTGCTGCTGACGAAATACGAGACACATTCAAGGGCGACAGCGAAGTCAAACGTGCCTTGGCTAGTTATCTTAAAGATCATGAAGAAGAGCCGGACAATCACAATGATGAAGACGAAGATTACATTGACAACGAAGACGAGGATTATTGATGTGGTACAGCAAGGTTGTTGCTGATCTTGGGAATATTCCTGATTTTATCGATCATTACGAAAAAGAATTGCTTGATGCCAAACGGGACTGTCGTGTTGGTGGCTTGGTTGAAAAAAACATCACGGCCTTGCCCGGGTTAACCGAACACCGATTCAATCAACTGCAAGAAATTGAAGCAGTGTTGAATTATCTCAATATTCAGCTGAGAAAAATACGCCGACGACACTTTCAAAAATATTTAGAAGGTTATGCCAGGGCATTGACTTCGCGTGATGCTGAAAAATACGTGGATGGCGAAGATGAAGTAATTGATTTTGAAACGCTGATCAACGAAGTGGCCCTGTTACGAAATCGTTTTTTGGGCATACTCAAAGCCATGGAAAGTAAGAATTTTATGCTGGGACACATAGTTCGACTGCGCACAGCTGGCATGGAAGATATACAGCTATGATGTTTACTCAACCCGGCGCAAGCCATCAACACAGCCTTGAAATATTGAATTTGTTGTACGAATACGATGACTTCATGGCCAGTATACAATCTGTAGTAGATCTTGGATGTGGCAACGGTGACGATTTGGCCTGGTGGGCCAGCCGAGCCACCCGAGACGAAGTACCCCAAGCGTTGAACATAGCCTGTACCGGTGTCGATCTGTTAGCAACCTCAACAGTGGGCCACCGTTACCCTAACATTGTGTATCAATCGGCCAATTTCGAAGGAGTTATTGCTCATCCTAAAAGGGGGTTTGACATACTGTGGTGCCACGATGCATTTCAATATGCACGTAATCCTCTGCAGACCTTGAACAATTGGTGGCACATGGCCAGTGAAGGTGCCATGCTGGTGTTGTCGGTTCCGGTTACACAGCGCATACATCATCGTCAACTGGCCTACGAATTACCGTCGGGTTGTTATTTTCATCACAGCATGGTCGGACTGATCTACATGCTGGCCAGCAACGGATGGGATTGTGGGGCCGGGTTTTTCAAACAACTGCCAACTGACCCCTGGATACATGCTGTGGTCTATAAAAGTCAGCACCCACCATTGGATCCACGCAACACCAATTGGCATCACTTGGCTGAACTGAATCTTTTACCTGACTCGGCCAATAGCAGCATATTTGCACACAATCATCTGCGGCAACAGGATCTAGTGGTGCCTTGGATGGATCGTACAAGGATCAGCATGCATGTTGGTTAAATATTTGCAATCAAATTT